TATGTTTGCTGCAACCTTTTCGCAATGGTGACTTTCTGATTGGCTCCTTCTGGCTTTGTCAGGTCAACGAATTGACTGATGGCCGCGTTGATCTTGTCCGGCTTAAGTGAAGGGAGAGCTTCTCCAGATTTACGCTCGGAGAACTTATTGAAAGATAGGCGCATCGCATACAGGCGGACTGCCCGACGATAAGCGAGATCCAACGCCACGGCAGCTGTCTCTTGGAACTCAGGAGTCAGCGTGCCTCTAGTTGGTTTGGTCGCATTCTGGATAATGGCAACAGCTTCGGCGCGGCTTTTGCCGCCGACCCTCCGTTCTTTGCCGCCTTGGAACTGAAGCGGTTCGCGGCTCATCCTGACGAGATCTGTCACTCTGTTGGCGACGTCCGAAAGCTTGATCATGACGCTCGGGCTATCGGGATCAGGGATCATTTGCTGGCCCGCTGTTCTCGGATCGAACAGGTTCTCGAAGTCGCTGACCTTCTGGATGAAGTCGTAGTCTGGTTCTTCGGTCAGTGTGCTTTCCTGACGCTGAAGAGCGGAAACGAATCCGGCTCCGGTTTCAGGATTTACTTTGACGATATCCGTAAGGATGTATTCGGTTCCGATTCTGCTGTAGCGGAATGCCGGATTGATCGTGTCGATGTCGAAATCTTCCGTGATGACCACCGGATGGTTGTTCTCCATCAGCGCCATCATCGTGAGCGGGTTGTTGTCGAAGACACCGACACCGTTCTCATTGACGTAGCCTTTGGGCTGAATGCGAGACTTCTTGTTGGTCTTCGGATTCAATACTGTGATCTTGGTGCCCGACACCGCTTTCCAGTTTTTCTGGACGCCGATAGCGATGGGCTTGTAGATCTCAGTGATCTTCCTGCTGATCAAATCAGATTTGCCCTCAAGATAACCCTTATCGTATTGGGCACGTTTTGGATATCCGAACAGTGCCTTCGCTTCCAAGCGGACAGGGAACCCGTATCCGATCAGGCGTTGGAGCGTGGAGATTTCTTGTCCGGTGAACTCGTCATCCAAGAAGGTCTCTTCGTCGAACGTCAACGGCGCTTCGGCGACAACCGCAGGAGCTTTGGTCTTCTTCACTCTGACGGCTTTCGGCTTCTTGCCAACCGCTACAGCTTGCACGGCTTCGGCTACGGGAGTCGGGATCGATGTGACGGTGGACTCGACAACCGCATCGGCTACGACTTCCTCCTCTGAAACGGAACCAGCATGGTTGGTCTGCTCGTTCGTGTCTTCTTCAAGAAGATCGAGTCCAAGCTGTTCTGCAAGCGGTCCTTTGCTCTGTTGCTTGATGCTGCGGCGAACACGCGGAACTTTGACAGGAGGCTTATCTGAAGTGGTGAGTTGTAGGTTAAGCTCTCCTTCGGGCGCTGTAGCTTTCTTCTTGGCGGCTTGCTCTTTTAGCTCAAGCTGTTCGACAACGGGACTCTTGTCCTTCTTCGGAGCCAGTTTGCGGTTCCTCTTGGCGACAGGATTCGGGAGCGGATCAATGTCCATCCCAACTTCGGGAGCCTTATCAGGATCGGCAGCGATTGAAGAGGCGACGACTTCAGGCGAAGTGTTGGCGTGCAGCGCAGCGGAGATCTTTTCCACGGCGGCAAGCGTCTGTGGCATCTTCGGTCTAAGTTTCGCAATCGCCTCTTGGTTGCCCGTCAGATCGAGCGATTGGAGCGAAGTCTCTGCTTCGTTGCCGTCTTCATCGACATAAGTGATCAACCGCGTTTCAGGGTCGTAACTTGTTGGAACGATCTTGTCGCCGAAAACGCTATCGACCAATTCTCCAGCGGACGTGATGTCCGTCTTGAGGAGTTCGTTCATTACGTCGAGATCTGTAGGAGCGACGTATTGGGCTTCGCCTTCGACTTCAGCGGGTGCTGCTTTATCGGGACGGTAGACATACAGCTCGCCCTCTAGGAGGTAACCCTCTGGTATAACGACACCGAGTGATTCAGCTGCGGCTGCGTTGAATGGTTGTGGGAATTTAAATCCGCCCTGAGAGAACTTAATAGCGTTCGAAATGAGGCCCGCTTGAAGTTGCCGGATCTGTTCAGGTGTTTGTCCTTCTGCTCTTTTTGGTGCTTCTGCGCGGAAGGATGCCTCGAATTCATCGGGGGTTAGTTGTTCTACTTTCGCGATGTCGCGCGTTGCCTTAGGGCCAACAGGAGTAACTTCAGTCGGCGCAGCAGATGCAGCAGGCGCAGCAGGTTTAGGACCAGCAAGTGTAGGTGTAGGGCCAGCAGGCGCAGGTGTAGGACCAGCAGGTGCAGCAGGTGTAGGACCAGCAGGTGTAGCAGGTGTAGGTGTAGGGCCAGCAGGACCAGCAGGCGCAGCAGGTGTAGGACCAGCAGGCGCAGCAGGCGCAGCAGGTGGTGGCGGACCTTCCGGCGTAGAAAAGATTGCAGTTGCTGGAGCGGCTGGGCGAGATCCCTGCAACGCGGCTTCCGCTGCCCGTGCGCGGGTGCGGCGTGGAGCTGACAGGATTCCGTATACGGTTTCGGCAGTCAGCGGGCTACCGCTCTCTGCGAGAGAAGTGCTGACCCGCTTAGCGAAGTCGATCTCAATCGCCAACTGGCGATCACGCGCACTCTGCTGGAACATCGGAGCGGCGGCTGCGCGAATAGCTGGAACACCAGCGCCCATGACACCGCCGAGAATAGCGGCGCGGCCTGCTTGCTCCAAGCGTTCAAGGAAAGGTGTGTCCTTCTCCGTGGCTGCATCCGTAATGAAACCGTTGATGAATTCGTCGAGACCTTCTTCCGCACCTTCGTCCACGAATCCTTTTGCAGCGTCTTTTGCTAGAGTGCTGCCATAATTTTTTAGGATGGCGGAGACTTCTTTTGCGATAACTTTGTTGAAAACTTCGTCATCGATGTCGCTGACGTTAGCAACACGAGCCATAACGGCTTTGAGTTCGCTTCGAGTAGCGCCCTTCAGCAGAGCGTCTTCGAGACCGCCGCGACCGAACGCTGCGAATCCAGCGGTAAGCGCCGCCGTGACCGCGCCAGCAGCAAGACCAGCGCCCAATGCGCGGTCGTGCCGTTCTTCAGGAGTGAGGTTCTTGTTGCTTTCAAGTTGGGAATACACGTTCGCGTATGTCGCACCCGCAGAACGGTTATACGCTGGGATGGCCATCGCAGATCCAGTCCCGATGGTTTTTGCAAGACGTCCACTGTATCCTTCGATAGCAGCCATCGCTCCTTTGGTTCCAACAGCACCGACTGATTCCCGCACGAGTCCAGTTGTAACGAGACGCTGACCAGCTTCTTCCAATGTTTCGGTAGGCAGCTGGCGGAATGCGCCGCTGGCGAGTCCTTTGACCAAGCCTTTGGCGGTGATACGCGCTCCGCTTTTCGCAGCGACATAGCCTAAGCCAGCAGCTCCTCCAACGGGAGCGGAGGCAGTGGCAAGCAAAGTGGTTGCTGCCATGTCGATAAGCATCGGGGCGATCAGCTCACCCAAGTCCTGACCCATGCCGTATTCTTTGTTGAACAAGCGGGCTGTTTCGCGACGGTTTTGCCTTTCTTTGATGTTGCCGACCATGTAGTCGCGTGCCCAATCAGCACCCATGAGCGTAGGAACAGCAGCGACGAGTTCGCCAAAGCCATCCAGAATGGATTCTTTGATGCCGCCGAGACGACTTGAAAGTTCGTTGAAGTTATTTGGATTGCTTACAAATTGCTCAAGCGTATCCGCATCCTTTTGACCGTTGGAGCGTCCGATCTGGAGAGCGTTGAGCCAATCGCTCGAAATCGTAGATTGAGTCAGCGTCTTGTTGTAGCTGTCGAAAGAGTTGGCGACGGCGATCTCACGTTGGGCAGTCAGCGCCTCTCTCTGTTCGTCCGAGAACTCAGTGTGCGCGGCCATAGCCTGCTCGAATCTCGACTTGCTGACCAGCACCGCAGGGTGTGCGATGGGTAGCCCGTAGCCGACATTGCGAATGTTGCGCCCGATTTCTTTAGGATCGTCGTAGAGCTTGAACTTGCCCTGATCGTTAGCCTGAAAGTATGCAAGTTGAGTAACAGCGTTGTCGATCTCGTCGTCGGTGAACGTGTGCCCTGCTGTGAGGCTCTGGTTCAACTTACGGCGAACGGCAGCGATGTCTGGCTTCTGTGCTTCGAACACTTCGCGGTTCTCTTCATCGGCCATCGCGATGGACGTGCCGAAATCGTCAATGATCTTCGCGGTCTTCTCGTCGTTCTTGGCCAGCTCGGAAAGCATACCAGCCGCTTCGTTGTAGCGTGCTGCTTTGTAGAGCGGGACTTTATATCCAACGGGCGTGCTCGCCAAAGACTGCACGCGCAGTGCGTCAGAAAAGCTAACACCGCCCGATTTGCTGGCGCGGATAGCTTCGGGGATCTTCATCGCGTCCATCATCGCTCCGCCGATGATCTCTTCTTCGCCGTCTTCGTTGATCACTTTAGCGAGCGGCAGTTCTCCACTACGCACTTTGATACGCTTTGCCGTATCGAATCCAGTAGCGGCTGCTTGTTCCGCTTCCTGCTTGTATTGCTCGTGGAACTGAGCGAGATCCGGCGCGAGCGATTCGACATCGGGATGGATCGACTTGAACGTCATGTAGCGGTTGACCGCTTTCCATTCGGGCGATTCCGAATCGAGAGTGGATCTAATCGTCGTGAGCTTGGTATCGAGATCCGGCTCGTCAGAAGTGAACAACTTGTCCACATCCTCTTGGCTTTCAGGATTGATCAGTCCGGCTTCAGCTGCCTTATCCCGTGTAGCGATTTGGATTTCCTTCTCAATGACACTGTTATAAGATCCAGCATTGAGGTATTCTCCGCGAACATACTCCGCATAGCTTTTCCGGTTCTTAAGCGGATCTCCCGCATCGTTCTGTGGCTCCCAGTCTTTAAAGGATAAAAAGTCGGGCGTTTTGATTAGGTCGGCAAGCTCTGGCATAGCAGAAACAGATTAGTTGTTGGGGATGTTGTTAAAACTTAGACGAGAAAGTAGAAGAAGTAGGGGACTCGATCCCCAAAAGATTAGAAACTCCGCCGCTCGCCAATCGATAGGCAGTGCGGAAGAGTTCTTCATCAGAGTATTTGGAAAGCTCGGCATTGCCAATGGCTGGATACAGCAAGCGAATAGTCTCTTCGACTTGCGTCTTATCTTGCGGGGCGAACTCGAACGGCTTGGCTTGTGGCACGCCCTTCTTCGGAACAGGAGTCGTTGATCCCGCTTCTTTCAGAGATCCGACTTCGTGTCCTTCTTCTTCTTTTTTGGCCGCGAGCTTGTTGAGATCGTCGAGCGCGGACTTGTAGAAGTCGAGCTGTGCGCCATACTGCTGCGTTCTGCGCTGCTCCTGCTGTGTCCGTAGCGCAGCATTTTCTTTGGACGTAGCGACAGATTTGGCGGATGCCAGTCGCTCTTGACCGATGGCCGAAGCAGCGTCGAAGTATTGCTTGCCAGCGCCTTCGTTGATCTCGCCGCCGAACACGCTCTTGACGGCTCCTGCGAGTCCTTGCGAAGCGAGCGCATAGCCCAACGCGTTCTTCTGCTTTTCGGATTCGTCTTTGGCTTTGAGCGTCTGCTCGGCAGAGGACACGAGATTGATCAGGTTCTGGTTGCGAGAGAAGCGACCTGCATTCTGCATCTTGTATTGGTTGACCGCAGTGATCTTCTCGAAGTTGTCCTTATTCGGATCGTTTACAATTCCAGTAAGGTTCTGGATGTCGGTCGGCAGCGTCTCCATCGCTTCCCGTTGCGCCTTAGCCTCATCCGCAGCCGTCATCAGATCGAGCTGCTGGCGCTTAAAAGCGAGCTGCTGGTATTGCGACTTGAGCATGTCGCCCTGAGTCTTGAGCTGTGATTCCAGATACGGGCTTACTTCTTCCGTGTATTTGCTGGTCAGGTATCGGGCAGCACCTGATGTCAATCCTTTTGCCGCAGCCACATCAGCGAAGAAGTTGCTCTTCATCGGAGCGATTGCGGTATCGTAGGAGAAATCAGCCATATGGGTTAATTGATGGGAGCGAAAAGTCCGTATGGATTATTGGGTCGGCGTTTGCATTCCGTATTTGCGGAAGTCGAACTGGCCCGATGCAAGATCTTTGTTCTGCTGAGCGAGCAACTTCTTCTGGAACGCAAGTTGATCGCGTCTGAATTTTTCAAGTTCAGCCGCTTCCGTCGTCGCTGCTGCCTGTCCCTGCTGTTCCAGACCCCTGAATTCTTGGGTCTTGATTTTGGGTTCAGTCAAACCGCGAACGCCACCGCCCAAAGCGATCTGGTTGGCTGCGCCTTCGAAGCCCATACGCTGCAGCTTACGGGCTGCACGGAGAGCTTTACCGGATTCAGATTCAAGGCTGCGCGGGCCACGCGAACTGACAGCACCCATGGGCGAGCCTTGCATCGCGGCAAGGCGATCCAATCCCGGCGTGCTGATTTGCCTTTCGGCGGGTGTGGGTGCGGGCGTAGCGGGAGCAGAAACAGGAGGCGTAGGCGAGAAAAAGGATTTCGCGGCGCTCAAATCAGGAGTCAGGCCAGAGGGTGCGGGTGCCGCACCAGCGGTGGTTGGGGGAGCGGACACCATCGAAGCGCCAGTCATGGACGATCCCGGCGAAGGAGTCCCGGCAGAGATCAGTTCTGCGCTACGGCGGGCAGCGAGTTGATCCGCAAGTTCTTTCGCTCTAGCGTTCAACTGTTTACGCTTTTCATCCGTGATCTCTAAGCTGCCATCTGCCATTCGCGTAACTTATGGCAGCGAGCTTACTTTGTCAATACATTTTACCGGAATGGGGCGATGTATTTACATTGTGAAAAATTTCCCTTATAGGATTCCTATATAAAAACTTTATTATTGGTTGGAGTTACATTGGTTGACGTCAACCAATGTAACTCCACATTATTATAAGAGTTTTTTAGGGGGGTCTGAAAGTGCCTTTTCACTTACAATGTAATTACAATGTATTCAGATTCATTCAAAAATGGACGTTTCGGCGTTCGACAGAGCGTTTCGGAGCGATGAAATCGTCGGTCGCTGCATCCTGTATCCTGATTCCGTCTTCTCGAAAGGCTCGACCGCGACCATGCCGTGTCGCTGCCGCGCTAAGTCGAGACAGAGGAACGCCGCGTCGGCTAAGTCGGGAGATCTCCCGAATCGGGATTTGAATTCAGGCTTCGATTCGATCCTCACCCGAAGCGATGTTCCCTTAACCAGCTCGTAGTTGCGGGCGCAGATCTCTTTGGCGAGATCGCTGTTGATCCCGAAGAGCTGCTTCGTTCGAATGAGTTCCTTTCCCACGAACCAGAGTTCGGATACACGGTTCATGTAGAGTTCTTCGCCCACCAGCTGACTGTTCGCGCTAACCCGCCTGTCGGACGCCTTACCGCCGAAGCTGACCCGTAGGAAGGCAGAGGACCATTCGCCCGCCAGAACGTCGCAGAAGGGTGCTCCTGCGCCCGTGCTGTCCACTGCGATGTTCTCGGGCAAGATGCCGCGCTTGACGCAGTGGTCTTTGATCTGCCGGACGATCTGGTATGTCCGTGGGATCGCTTTGTTCGTCGCGTCATCGTTAAGGTGGATCGCTTCGCCCAGCTCTGTGACAAAATGTCCATCCGAATTGTAGCCCACCAGTCCGGTGTAGAGGATCGTTCGGTCGCCGCCGTTGGTGAAAGCCGGATCGATTCCTGCGATAGGCGTAGGTCGCCCCTGCCATTCGACTTTCCTGAACGACTCGCTACGCGAAAGTTCCGCTTCTGAGTAAATCCCTTCGGTCTCCTCCGAATCGAAGAAGACGGCGCGAACCATCCGCATGTATCCACGGGAGGTTTCGCCCAACAGAGCTTTGTCCTCCGCCAGCTTTGCCGCCGTGGGCAACCATGGGTAGATGTTCTCGCCCGCCAGAATGTTCGGCGAACGCTCACCGTCGAGCCGGATGTATTTGCCGCCCCACTTGGTATCCCATTCGTCATCCGTTTGCGTATCGATTGTGTCCCAACCCTTTTTCGGTTCGGACCACACGCCGAAGGCATCAAATCGACTGTTCGGGTTGGACATCCCGATCATCTGGAACTCAGGGTTCTTGCTCAAGTTGGAGAGACCAGCGTTGAGGATGGCTTCGCTCAGTTCGGAAAGCTCGTCGCCGATCAGGATCACTCGCTTCTGCTTGATACCGATGAATTTCCCAACGGCCTCTCTGGTCTTGCTTCGCTCCGCCGCGATGAGCGAAAGGCCCGCACGCTCGATGAGATCCCCGTTCTCGTTGATGTAGGCGACGTTCCCGATTGAATCCCGAATCTTGATCGGTGCGTCCTCGATCACGGTCAGCAAACTGATCACGGAACCCCAGATCCGTTTACGGGCCTCTCGCAGCGTTGTAGACGTCAGAAGAACGAGAGTGTCACGTGGTTGCGCTAGGAAGTTTACAATGCCCCACGCGGCCATCGTATGCGATTTACCGCTCGATGCTGACCCACCGATGGCAAGATATTTGTTGCGGATCGCCGCTTTGATCATTCTGTCCGCCCACGGATGGCGGATCATCAGCTGCTCAGCCATGTCAGGCCCGTTCCAAAGCTCGTCGCAGATGCGCCAGAAATAATACTCTTTGGCGATGGGCCTCTTGTGCTGGGCGAACCCGTAGAGCAAAGCCGTAATTAGACTGGTCGGTCTGATTTCAAGACCTCCGACATCCATCTTTTTGGTGACTGGATTGATCCGTGGTTCCAGAGTATTCTTCGCCTGTGTCAAATTATTTTGCATTATTCGGTTTTTTTCGTTGAAATGGATCTACAATGTATGTATATCTGCATTCATCTTGAGCGATAACCCGAAAGAAAACAAGCCGAAGACGACCAAGCCCAGACGCAAGAGAGTCCCTCTTGCCAAGTCCACGGAGCTAAAGTCCCGTGCGTTGCAGATGTTCCGAGATAACTACAAGCAGACGATCATCGCCCGCGATCTTGGGATTCATCTTAACACGGTCCATAAATGGATTAAGGAAGCAGGTCTGAACGCCATTCCTATTACGGCGATGATCCCGAAGGATGCGGAGGGCATGGAGTTCATTGACCCGCTGGCGCATATCCTTAGCGGAGATCTCTCTGAGCGAACGGACGAAGCCGTAAAGCTCGCGAAGCACAACGCCGCTTTGCAGGAGGAGAAAGAGCTACTCGAACTCGCGGAGTCCCAGTCCACACCCGCCGACAAGTATCAGCACTACGTCGCCGCAGCCGCCATCAAACTGCTACGCGACTCCATGGGCCACGTTCGCGGGCCGAGAAGCGTCCGCGAGATGTCGGAGTTGGACCAGCTTATCCGCCGCAACTTGGGCCTGAACGCTAAGACATCGGGCGGGACCAGCAAGATGCACATCGACATCTCCATTCTCAATAACTCCGCTGCCGACAGAGGCAGCGGCTCCGCTAAACAAAAGACAACCATAATTGATATCGAACCTGAAACTGAAGAATGATCACCACATACGAGCATCGACTGCACTTCCCTGCCAAGATCGCCATTAGCGACCCACAAGTAATCCTTAAAGAAAAATATGAGCACACAGACGAGTTCTCGTTCTACTCGGAAACGCTCATCGGCGACTTCTATCGAGTCATTCCGATGTCCGCCAGAGAGATATCCTTCTTCAGGAGCTGCAAGATGCGTGAAGAGATCTTCGCGCCTGCGAAGGGCAATGGCATTATCGTTCGTGCTGACGTTCTTGATTCTGTCGATCCCCCGCCAAAGAATCTGAAGTGATCATCGGCATCGACAATGGACTGGATGGTGGGCTTTGTGCGATCTCAAAGCACAGCGGGTCGATCATCGACAGATGCGCCATGCCAACTTTGCAGCGTGCGGGAAAGCGTGAGGTCGATACGAAGGCAGTCTATAACTGGATACGCAACCTGCATACTGAACCCTTAATCGCGATTGAGGAACCGCTGAAACACTCAAAGACTTCCCAAGCCATGCGCTCCATGGGCATTTCCTTCGGGAAAATTTTGGGGATGTGCGAGTCGCACGACATAAAAGTCAGACCGATCCAAGTATTGGACTGGCAGAAGAAGATGCTGGGCAAAGTTCCTAAATCACAAACGAAAGTTTTTGCTTTACGGAAGGCGACCGAACTCGCGCCCGAAGAAGACTGGCTCGCCACTGCCCGAAGCTACGTGCCTCATGACGGCATCGTTGACGCTTTCTTGATTGCGAGATACACTCGGGAAACTTATGCCAAAGGATAGCTGCTACAAAAAAGTCAAAGCGCAATACGATGTATTCCCATCCGCCCGCGCATCACAAGCCATCGCCAAATGCCGGAAGGGATCTGGCGACGTCAGGAAAACGGAGGCTGGCTCTGATCTGAAGCGTTGGGAGAAAGAGAAGTGGGTTGACCAGAAGACGAATAAGCCGTGCGGGTCAGGCGACAAAAACGAATACTGCCGCCCCACGAAGCGTGTGTCCGGCGAGACACCGAAAACTGCTGGCGAAATGTCATCGACTGAAAAGCGCCGCAAGATCTTAGAGAAAGCCCGTGTCGGGATGGGTGCGAGAGTATCTCCTACTAAGAAAAAATAAATTAGGAGCACAAAATTCCTGATCTTTTTTCTTGTCGTTCGAAGCAAGTCGAGTATGAGCTTGCTCCCGAATGAAAACACTATTCCCGAAACAACAAACAGCCAAAGAATTCTTCACCCGCTGCCTCTTAGCCAACAAGAACACGCTCGACAGCTCAAGCGTAGGAACTGGAAAGACGGTGGTCGCCGTTCATCTTGTTCGAGATCTGGATCGCCCATTTGCGGTCATCTGCCCAAAAGCTGTTATTCCCGCATGGGAGCGCGAATGCGAAGAGCACGGCGTGAAACCGCTGTTCGTTCTGAACTACGAGAAACTCCGCAACGGCAAGACGAAGTGGATGAGCAAAGCGGGCAAGAAGATCATGCGTTGGTCTTTGCCAGAAGGCACGGTTGTGCTGATGGATGAAATCCACAAAGCGAAAGGCCCATACACATTGAATGCACAGATCGTTGTATCGCTCATCCAGCAGGGGTTTACGATCCACGGCATGTCCGCCACTGCGGCGGAAGACCCCACGGAGATGCGCCCATTGGGCTACGCGTTGGGCCTGCACTCCCTAAACAAACCGGACGATGGCTTGAAGAGTTGGTTCTCGTGGATGCTCACAAACGGATGTTCTCAAGATTCATGGGGTAGCTGGAAATTGAGGGATAAGAAAAAACTTCTCGATTTAAATAAGCAGATCTACGGAGTGGTGGGGCACAAGCTCACGCCAAAGGACTTCCCAGATTCCTTCCGCGAAAACCGAATCTTCATCGAGCCGACACAGTTCTCCGACTGGAAGAAGATCAACAAAGCCTACACCGACTTAGGCATCACTCCTGCCATCATCGAAGAGTTTATCGAATTCGGCAAAGTATCGAATAGCGAGCACGTTATGGTCAACATATTGAAAGCTCGCCAGCTCGCTGAATCCTTTAAAGCTCCCGATCTGGCGGAGATAGCGGCGGACTACATTGCGGGAGGGTATAGCGTTGTGATCTTCGTAAACTTCTCCGACACCGTTGATGCACTTTGCAGCTCGTTGCTGTGCCCTAAAATCGACGGTCGCCAAACGGCGGCAGAACGCCAACTGGCCATTGATCAATTCCAAGCGGATGAAATCCATTGTCTTGCGGTCAACATCGCTGCGGGCGGGACGGGCTTATCGTTGCACGACACCATTGGAAATCGCCCGCGCATCTCGTTGATCTCGCCCACATTCAACGCAAAGGATTACATGCAAGTATTGGGGCGGATTCACCGCAACGGAGCGAAGTCGGATGCAATTCAAAAAGTGCTCATCTCAGCTGGCTCAATCGAAGAGTCCGTGATGAAGTCCATCACCACTAAAGTGGCCAACATGCAAGCCCTCCACGGAGTTTGAAAAATTCTATTATTTTTCTTGTCAGCTACACAATTTAAATATAACCAACAGAGACAACCTAAACAACACTATGTCATTTGGAACCGGAGCAGGAAAAGGAAGTTTGCCACGAGCCGTAAAAGGTGAGGCATTTCGCGCAGCATATGATTCAATCAAGAAGCCAGCTCCTCTGGAGGAGCTGCTAGAACAGTTCGGCAAAGCCATCGTTGCACGCGACGGCAAGCTCATCGACGAGCTGCACAAACAAATCGTAGACCACCCTTACTACAAAGGACAACCATTACCTTAAAATGAAAGATGTAATAATCTTCGGGTTGCTCTGGATCTCCTTAGCGATAGTAGTAGCCGCAGTGTGGCACATCATTCTCAACAACAATAATTACCCAAAACTATGATTGAATTCAAACCATTCCCAAAGATGGCCCGCCTTTCCCGCGAGTGCCTAATCACAGAAAAAATCGACGGCACAAATGCCAGCATCTACGTTACCGAAGACGTAGACTTTAGAGACCCAATGCTGCTAGTCAGCATGATGTTGGATGACAAGCCAGTAGGTATCTATGC